TGCAGGCAGTGGGTATGTCTGAACAAGGTCATCTGGAAGCGAGTACCCGGCCACGTAAACGACGACAATTTCAATCGATCCAGCGTAAGGGTCGCCCGTCAGTCCGCGCACGTAGACCGGGCCAGTCCAGGTCTGGCCTCGGTAAATCTGACCAACCTTGGTGTACTGGTCGTAAAGGTAGTAGTCGACGTTCACGGTCATCAAGTCACCCTGGGAAGTGACCGACGTCACCGACCTGATAGGCCAGTTCGCCATCTGCAAAACTTGATCGTAGGACGGTGCAAGGTTTTGCGTGTAGGTGGTCAGCGCCAGTGCCCGGTTCAGGTAGGTTTCAATTCTGTCCGAAGAGCTGGCGATGATCAGGTTTATCAGGCTGTCGTTTGTCGTGGTCGCGGAAGGAATCCCGAGCATGAGTTTCATCTGAGCCAACGTCGTCAAGTTTCCCATTTCGTCCTCCTTCTGAAAAAGGCCGGAAGCCCTTCTGGACCTCCGGCCTTTGCATCATCCTGTTGTGTTCAGGCCTAGTCAGCACTGTAGACAACCGCGTTGCCAACAGGCTCCACGTTTTTGTCCCCGAGAACCAAGGTCTGAGACCAGATCGAAGAAGGACTGGAACCGCCCGTGAAGGTAATGACCGTCACGGAACGGATGAACGCCTTCGCCCCGGTAAGATCAAGATCCCAATACTTCTGGACAGAAGCCGCCGACAAATCGGACGCAAGCCCGAAAGTAGCAATGCTGGTGATGAAGTCCGAGAAGTTCCCGTCGGTGGCGTCGACCGAATGCTGAATCTTGACCGCAACGGTGAACCCCGTGGGGACACTGGGACAAATCCCGGCGATATGATCCAGACGGGCCGATAGATATCCCGTCCGGTCAACCGCGATGCCCTTGACGGTGGCGGTGTTGATCGTGATCACAGGAAGGACTTCAGCCACTCCAAGTGATCGTTCAAGAAAAGAACTCATGTTTCAAGCCCTCCCTTAGGCCGTCGCCAGTTTGGCGGTGTACTTGATGAACGACGAGGTATGCCGAATGTTGTAGTCCATCAGGCTCAATACCCGGATGAGGGTCTGGTCGTTCTGGTAGGCAGAAATGGTGGACGATCCGTCGTAGTAGCTGGCCTCGCGGCTCATTTCCACGCTCAGGGGCAACTGCTCACCGATGACGAACTCGCTCCAATCGCCGATGAAGAAGTCCACGCTCGAAGTGGCGTAGGTTCCGGTATCGGTGAAAGAGCAATTGTTCGAAACGGCGTATGGGACTCCCCGGACGGTGCCGCGTTCAACCATTTCCGCGTAGAACAAGAACGCACCAGTTGATGTGGTCAAGTTCATGAGGTAGGCTTCGGTCACGGCGTTCATGATGATGCCGGGCTGAAGCATTCCCACGTTGGCCTGCTGCAAAGCTCCGTAGAGCTGTGAAATCAGGGTCGTGGTGAAGGCCGTGGAGCTGGAACCCTGCTTCTGAGCCGAGGGGAGAAGCGTGTCCAGGCCACCGGGCTGGTACTGAGTGTTGGACCCGTAGAGCATCGAGCGGTCCATTTCGACGAACATCTTATTGCGGATGTCGTCAAGGACCCACTGGTCAGCGGCCATGGTCGAGGACCTAAGCAGATCATTGGAAATGGGAACGATGACTCCGAGCTTCTTCGCGGTCAGCTTAATGTCCCCGGTAACCGGCTGACTCTTGCCAACACGCTTGTTCTCACCAACCCACCCAACGGAAGCCGAAGTGTCGATGCGGGGAATGGTCATGTTTCCGCTCACGAGAGGGATGCGTCGCCCTCCGAGCTTGGTCACGCCGATGCGGGTGTAGAGCGGGAGGATCAACTCGCTGGACAGAACCTCTGGAACGGTAGACCCACCTTCGGAAAGGATGGTGGAGCTCAGGGCCTTAGTAACCCCGCCACCTCCTGCCCGCTGTTCAAGGGCCTCGGAAAGCGCCTCGTCTCGGGGATACATAGCCTTCGCAACGTCAAGCGGCGAGTGAGGGGAAAGCGATTCCCGACTCAGACTGGACACTGCCAAGGTCTTGATGTACCGAGCGGCCACAATACCCCCGCTCACCGGCTCACTCGCAAGCTTGATCAGCGGTGAACCGCCACCAAGGAAGGACTTTCGCACTCCTTCGTCTTTCATCGCCTTCTCAAGAGCGCCAGGAAGCGCCTTCGCGATCGCTCCGGGAAGGGCGGCTACGACACCCTTGGACACCTCGGCATCGAATTCTTCTTTCGTCATGGTCGAAACCTCCTAGTTTCTTACCGCCCTCGCGGCCTTACTTCAAAACAAACGTCTCAAGGTCAATAAAGTCCCCGAGTGCCTTGGCAGGAGCCGGGACATCTCCGTTCTCTTCGGTCTGGGGAGTCGTTTCGGAGGTAGAGTTCCCTTCCGGTTCCGACCCGTCACCATCCATCATCCCCTTGATGCATCCCATGGCACCCAAAAGCGCCTTACTGTGGGTTTCGTACCCATCGACGCAAGCTTGCATGTCGGCCAGTGCCTTGGTGATCGCAGTCTTGGTGGCAGTGCTGAACTTGGCACCTGCCTTGGTGGTCGATACCGCGCTCATGGCTTTCAGGGCTTCGACCTCCACCATCAGCGACGCCGTAGCCTCGCCGATCATCTTCTGTACATCTTCCGCTTTCACAGTGTCCTCCTCGGGCGTTGCTTCCATGATGCTTTCCAGGCTCTTCAAGTACCCTTCAGGCATCAGCTTTTCGCCCATTGCCTTGCGGAGAGCGTCCTGGTGCATTGGGATAGGGGCGGCTGACAACTCGATGAGCGATTGCTTCTCGAAGACTTTGCCGCGCTTCCATGACGGGATGTTGGGCTGGTCATCGCGCTCCCTGACTTCAATTCCCTTGATTCCAACGGAAACGCCTTTCATGTATGAATTCTTGTAAGACATGTAGATCATGTCCGCAAAAAGAGCCCACTCTGATGGGGTCTCGGGGTTGCTACTCAACTCTTCAATCGTGGCGAACTTGATTTGAAACATGGTTCCCGTAGAGCCTGGCGCTCTGGAAATCTTCACGCACTTCCCGAGTGGGGGCTTGCTGTAGTCGTGGCACCACATGAAAACCGGGTTCTTTTCGTAGTTGTCAAAGTTCCAACCATCGGCTTTCACGATGTCCCCGACTCGATCTTCCGTCTCATCGGTTCCGACGAATTCAAGAACACGCTCGGACTCGTCCCCGATTTGATTGACAGTGAAAGAGCCTAGAATCTGTCTGTCCATGACCCCTCCGGGAAATAAAAAAGGCCTCCCCCGGGTTTGATCCCAGAGGAGGCCGCATTCAAGTCAGTCTCCGCGTATCGAAAATGCTACTTCGTCGTTGTTCCTAGCTTAGGCACGTCCTACGTATTTGTCAAGTGATGCATTGGCACCCCTTGGCATAATAGAAATGTCCAGATAATAACCTGATTGCCCGATGTAAAGAGAAATAGCTCGTCGACCATGAGGCTTGGTTTCAACATGAAAATGTTCAACACCTTCTTTCGATGAAGATTTGTACCGCTTCTCGACTCGCTTCCTTGCGGCCTGAACCATTTTTCCCTCTACGAATAGTCTGATGGCGTCAACTACCTTGTCTTCGTGTTCGGCGTCTTCTGTCCATGGGATCAAGATCATGTCTAGGTCTCGTCCCATGGTTCCGTGAATAGAAAGGCACCATCCAAAACGCATCACGATTCTATCTAGTTTTGTGTACAAGATTGCGTAATATGGTGGGATCATCGGTGCCCCGCCTTCAAAACCATTCCAGCGTCTTCCCGCTTCTTCAGTTTGTGCCTCACTCGGCGCTCAATGGACACGTCAGCGGTCAAGCTCCCAGAGTCCACCGAGATCGTAACTTTCCCGAAGTCGATAGATTCCAGGCCACGCTTGATTTCGTCCATCAGAGCTCCGGTGACCTCCATCAGATCAAGTACCCGACCAACGTGACGTAGATCGTAGACCCGGCTGCAAAGTTACCGTCGCCCTTGATCGTCAATCCCTTGGCGGTGGTGAACCCGATACCCTGAGTGACAGGGTTCGCGAGAACAATACCAAGGCTGGTCAGCCCTATCACCGCGTTGGCAATCAGCAAAGCTTTGTCGATGGTTAGGCCGAGAACCGGACTTGATGCGGTGTCCTGGATAGTCAACCCTGTCGCAGTAACATCGGTCCATGCCGTCCCGCCGTTGACGTTCAGAATCATCCCTGTTATGACAGCTTTCTTCCCAGCCGGAACCGATGCCGCGAGTAGGATTGTTGATCCGGCAGCCGCCGCAATCGAGGTCAGCGAAGTGGTTGCTCTGAATGGGATACCGGCAGACAGTGCCAAGGTAGCATCAGCCTGAGCGGCGACAATGGCCGCTTCGTCACCAGTTTTCGCCGCATAAAGCTCGTCAAAATTGGCATTGACTTTCATCGCGATAGGGTCGGTGAACCCGCCCTCTAGTCTCATCTGGCTCATTTCGTCCCCCTCTTATTTGTAGTACAGTACCGCGTCCATGTACACGGCCAGTACAACAGCCCCAGAAGCCGTACCCTGAATCGTCACGTCCGTCTTCTCGTCAAAGCTCAATGGAAAGTCTGGAATGACCGATACCATGCCGCTGGTGGCTCCTATTTGGCCACTGATCGGGAAGGTGGACTTGACCCTCTTGCCACCAACAAGGCGTATCGCCACAACGTCAAGCGTTGCTGCCCGGTTCGTTGTGCTTGAGTCAACTATACCTCCCCTAACCTGTTGGGTCTGGAGCTGGCACCCCGCCGGTACAGTGTAGAACGCTCCCCGTGCCACATTTGCTGTGGCTAAAACCTTGTGGAAAATCTTGGTGCTGGTCTGAGGAACGCCAGCGGTTACCGTATCGGAAGCATCGTACACGTAGACTTCGCCAGCGTTCGCCAGTCCGGTGCCCCATCCAGTCACACGGATGTCATTGATCCGCAAGGCCGTCGCCACGTAAGCGGTATCAGAAACCTTGGTCTGCCCGTTCAGGTTCATCGTGATGGTGTGCGGCACGTAGTTGGTGTCCAGAAGATCGACTTCAACAGACCAAGCGCCAGTTCCCGATGTCAAAACGTCGTCGGCCGAACTGGACGAAACCCCGATGGTGAATCCAGCCGTCGGGAGCGTTCGGACAATGTTCTGAGCCCACAGGTCAGTTGCAGTTGTCACCGTTGGAGCCACCCCGTGAATGGCAACCGTGGCCACGGCTCCAGGGGTTCCTCCGGGGGCACATCGATCAAAGGGGAATGCCGTTTCGTAGGTGTTCGCGTGTCCCACCCTTTCGCGGTACTGCCTACCGCCAATCATCATGTCCTGATTCAGCACGTTTCTGACAAACATCTCAGTCTCCTTATTCGCTCTCTAGTTCCCCGCCCGGGGCGATACAACAATGGCACTGGATTAAATTCCCAGCGCCACCTTCCTGGTCGCCGGGGTGTAACATGAACGTACCGTCTTTCATGTCGTACTTCTGGCTGATCTTCAAGACCTTGTCGTCAAGTTGGACGTGATTATGTCGCCCGTTTGGCAACCTTGAGTGAAGCCATCTTTTTGTCAGGACGCCTTCTCCCAAGTAGGTTTCAAACTGCCCTTGGTTCACAGATATCATGGTTTCAGTCTGGGCAATCAACTGAGCCCTGGTAGTTCCAAGTTTCGAGTACACCGCATTGAGCATCTTCGCGATGTCGTTGATTCCCTTCCCGTTCGCCAATGCATCCTCGATCTTGGGAGCCAACGCCAGCAGTTCATTCTTCGTGGTTCCGTTGATTTCCTTGGCCATGGCAAGCCCGTGCTCTTTGAGCCATACCGTCAACTTTGGGTTGTAGAGCTTCCAGTCGACGCCACCGCCGAGAAGACCGTCCGCGATGTCGAACCCGTCCCGCAACGCCTTGGCCCATGCCGGGGCCAGCTTTTTGAACGTTGCCGCGTGAGTCGAGGCCAGTCCATACACCTCGGATGCCGATTTGTTCAGGGCACTTACCGGGTCTTCCCCGCTGGCAACGTACTCGTCAAACAACAGCCGGAAAACTTTCTTCTGCTCCTTTGCGAATTCCTTGGTTCCAGATTCGAAGGCTGGCCAGGATGTTTGGGCGATTTTGTAGAACGACTCCCAAAGCGCATCATTGCTTGGGATCTGTGTTGCCTTCATGGACTTGGTTCCTATACCAGGAGATGCTTCTTCTGGCGGCGCTTCCTGCCCTTCTGGCTCTTCCTCGGTCTCAGTGGTCTCTGTAATAGCCAATCGCTCAGGAGTCTTCCCGTTCGATAGGATGGCCGTAGTGGCCATGGGAATCGACAGTTCCTTGCCAATCTCCCCGCCATATGGCTTGAACCCCATCGCAACCCGCCACTCGTCACGGTCGATGGTGCCGAGTTTGTAGCCGTCGCTGGCGACCTTCAAGTCAAATTCACGGTCTTCCTGGACAGGGTTATTGAACTTGACGACCTCGTCTTTGCTACCGAACATCGGCATGAACTGGCGATTCAGCACGGCCTCATGCCTAGCAAACCGCTTCACTAGGACGTTCTTGGCGTAAAGATAGTACGCCGCATCCACAGTGGCCCTGTTGGAGTCGTTCATGATACCAAAAATCTCGGGTGGAATCTGATAATGGGTTCTTGCCTTCTCGGCCAGTGCTTTCATGGACTCGATAAAATCCATCTCGTGAGGGTTGTCGGAAAGCTTCAGAACTTTTGATTCCCACCCCACAAAACCAGTCTTGCTCCCATTGGTCACGCCCCTGAAGTTCTGGTCCCATCCGGCCTTGAATGCTTTCAACGATTCTTCGGTAGCACCAGGAGCCGTGACGATCGTCCTTGGGGTGGCATCGTTGAAAAAGAAGTTCTTCGCGTACTTTATGGCGTATTCGTAGGCTTCAATTTCATCGCCGATAGCTTCCGTTCGCGCCCGTCCCCGGTCGTATGGCTGAACCGCATTGGGCATCTTGAAGTAGACAACGTCCTCCCGAGGAATTTCCATGGTCATCGCCGAGGTATTTCCCAATGGCATCAGTAGGAAAACAGGATGGTTGACGAATGGTGTTTGAATGACCCAAGTAGTAGGGGAAAGGTAGACTTCCCTGGGAATTCCTCGGTCATCTCTGACTACGAACCAGAAGCATTCCCCATGGATCTCTAGAAACACATTGGTCAGGTATCGAAGCGAAAACCCGTCAAACTCTGGCTGAGATGGAACTGGGTTTTCCAAAACGTCATAGGCAGGATGGTCACCGATTGCCGTGGCATTCTTCTCGTCCGTCCGTAGCTGGTGTTTGTTGAAAATCTTGAACCCGGCATTGGCATAGTCCGTGGAAATGATGTCAACGGCGTCTAGTTGCGGGGAAGTGTGGAACAGGTCAGAGTAGGCCGTAGAAGACCTACGACTCGTCGTCACCCACTTAGGGCTGAACGTATTCCGAATGTCGCTTTGAGTCTTTTGGAGCGCCTTGCCTACCCAACTGAACATTCCCATGCGGTGCCTCTGACCCTACGGTATGGCAATCCTACGTTTTTGTCAAACCTAGAAGGCAAAAGTGAAACTTGGGCGATTGACAAACTCAGACGCCAGCATTATCAGGGCGTCAATGCCATGGTCGTTCCCGTCTTGAAGCTTAGGTAACGGCTTTCCCGTCCTGTCTCTAGCCCATGCGTAAGTCGAGAACTCTCGAATCAAATCAGTGTCGCCTTCGATCAGGTGAATCTTGTAGGTTCGTAGCCTGTTTGCTACATCCTCTTTGTATCCTGAGTATTTCTTCACTCCCTTGATACCACTCAATCCTCTCCGCTGAAGGTCTTCTATGATGTCAGGCCTGGCGCTGTCTGCTACCACCTGATCATACTGTTCAACCTTGGCAGCCTTGAGGTCAGAGTAGATCATTTCATTGTGCAAGCCAGTCTTGTAAATCAGAAGCTTGACCCATATCTCTTCATCCAGCATCCACACGCGAACAGATGCGGTAGGGTCGGCAGAGAACCCAAAGTCTAGTCCAACCCCGATAGAATCATGGACGATGCCTTCCGGGACCGATGCAACAATGTCCCAGTTGTCAAAGACTACTCCTTCGAGCTTCGTCGACTCTCCGAGAGCCCATAGTTTATAGAGTTCAGGATTAGAATCTTTGTACCCCTCTAGCACACGAACGGTTTCGGGTGGGCAGTATTTGTTGTCCTTGTACCACGTCCGCAGAAGAAGAAGGCTTTTCTCTTCATCTATCACTGCCTTTGAAAGCTCATGCGGGATAGACTGGAACCGACGTTCATACCAATATTCTGAGCCCGGTATTTTAGGCGTTGGGTTGTGGGTAATGACGATGCGCCCAGGGTAAATTGACGGTGATAGTCCGGCGTCTAGGCTGTCAAAGTCTTCCTCAAGAAGCTCATTCCCTTCCTCGGCCCAGATTATCGTTGCATCTTTCAAGGACTTCATTTTCGTGGGGTCGTCGATTCCAAAACCTCGGAACCGTGACCCGTTCGGAAGCAGGATTTCCTTGTCTGTTTTGTTGATCGCTATGTCGAGTCCCTCCTCTCGAAAGAACCCAACCATTTCAGCGAAGATTGAATCCTTGATCGTGGCCCCAACCTTTCTGACCAGCGGAATGAAGTGACCAGGCTCGCGCCACGCTGTAATCCCTAGTATGGTGGCAACCTCGTGAGATTTTGCAGCTCGCCGACCTCCATAGACCTCGAAGTATCTCACGTCCTTCCTGAGCGTCATGTTTGGCCCGAGAAGTTGCCGATAGGTATCGTTCAAGGTTTTGAACCGACCAACGCTATTGACCCACTCCTTGCGCCTTCTATCCTCGGCAAGATAGGCGTCAAGCTGGTCATGGAATGCCTTTTCCTTCTCTTCTTGGGTCAAGTGTCATTCCTAGATGGATGAAAGGTTATAGACCTGTTTCCAAATGTCCCACAGTACCGTGCTTTTTAGGTGGGTCTCTTTCTGGTTCTTCTTGATCTTTTCCATGAATGCCAGCTTCTCGCGGTTGTTCGGGAAAACGAAGGTCACAGAGTAGTCATTCTCGTTCAGGTGGTAAGAGCCGTTTTCCTCGTTCTGTTCCTTGGCCGTCTGCCGCTGTTTCTTTTTCTCTTCACGGAAATAGTCGGTTCCGAATGCTTCGGCGTCCTTGATCAGCGTTTCATTCTTGCCTTGGAATTCCTTTCCGAACATCACATCCAGGTCTGACGTGTCGAATCCAAGATCCTTTTCGAAGTCGAGCTCGGGAAAGATGTTGGCAATGTCCTGCAATGCCGTAACATCCCACTCCCCTTGCGCAGAGGGGTTGTTCATGAACACGTTACCTTTGGCTTCTGTGGCCTCGTCTACGTCTACCATGGCTACCGTCAGCTCATAGGTGTCGCCGAGTAGCGCGTCCATGGCCGTTAGCCTCTGGTGTCCACTCACAAGTGTCATAGTTCGTTTGTTCACGATCAGAGGAGCCCAAAGTCCATTCTTTCGGAGAAACTTACTCAGCTTCTTCGCTGCCGCTTCGCTGATCTTCCTGGGATTGTAGTCTGCCTTGTGAAGGTCTTTCCTGCTAATCACCAGCGTTTCAAACTTTTCGACCTTGTTAGCGCCCATAGAACTCTACCTTCTTTGCCATTGCTTCAAGTTTCGGAAACGTCTGAATCACTTTAGCATAGTCGCAGGGGAAATTGTTTTTGAGCCAGAGCATTCCCTGTTGGTTCGGAATGTAGAAATCTCGTTCCATACCCATGTTGTACTCTACAGGAAGCATGAGACGATTCAGCTTGATGTAGCTCATCACCTGTTTTGTAGACCACTCTCCGATTGGGTAGAGCTTCCCGTTGCGTTCATCTATACCACCTTCAGCGCTGGCCAGCATTCCACGGCGCGCCAGACTATCGGCCTTTCTGATCCCATTCATGATCCACTTCGCTTCAAACTGTTGCCGGAGGGATTCCTCTTGCTTGCCCTGAGTGAAGCTACGGCGTCCAGTTTGGAGCGCTATGGTTTCTTTGTCTGGAACGCGATGGATCTTGATTCCGTATTTCGATTCATACCAGGTAAGAACCCTTTCCTTGATCGAAAGTCCAGGCACGAAATAGTAGTGGATGATCTTAATGTTTTCTTTTGGAAGGTGTTTGAGTGCCAAGTCGAGAGTCACAATGGAATCTTTTCCACCGCTGAACATAATGAGAACGGGCTCCGTTGCCAGAGCCCGCCCTATCTTCGTAATGCTCGAAAGCATCTTCAGCCGTTGCCGCCGCCGCCACTCGATTTCGAGAGCTTGCCGCCGGGGGTCAGGTTGACACCGAAAGTGTACTTGGCACCGTAGATCTTCATGGAAACCTCCTGCCTCAGACGAGGCTAGAAGCAGTATAGCTCTCAGGTAGATCAAACGTCCATAGGCGAAGATGGCCAGTGACTTGAGGCAGTGGATTCTCCCACAGTTCGGCATCGGAAAGCATCCAGTGGTAGCATCCTTCTTGCGCCCATGGTGAAGAAGATCCACGGACAACGTCCACCAACCTAACTCTACCGATGATCGAATGAGCGACCATGAGACATCCTTTTTCGGATAATGCTTTTTTTGCCGCTGATGGATCTGCCATGTCCGCTCCGTACCACTCGCATGAGTGCCGATACAGACGATAGGCCGATTGCTCACTCTGCGTGAGCTGATCCATAGGAGTGTCTTGAGGCGATGGAGCCGCCGCGTCTGGCACGTCGTCAGGATGATAGTAAGCAAAGTCACGGTCTCCAGACGAGTGGATATAAAGCCATCCTCGGTAGTACGTGGACCAGGTGCGATTTTCAACGTCCTTGATTCCAGCCGCCACGAGGTACGAGGTCGGGTTTAGGATCGAAAGGCATTTTACTTGCATGGCGCATATCCTAAACCCAAAGCAATAAATGAGCAACACCATACAGTTGTGTAGTAAAACCTAATACGATTCTGCAATTTATCGCTAAATAACCTAAACCGATGTTGTTGCGTTTGCGCTTTGGGTTTATACTGTATTCAGATGGTTGCGAGAAACACCGAAAAGGAAGGACAAGAATGAGACACGGTAAGATGACCAGAGAACAAGTGATCGCGATTTTCGGAACTGCTTTGGTGGTAGAGCTGGACAAAGAGAACTGCGATTTCACTGGAAGGCTCCAAACGGACGGCGACACATCAGTGGAATTCTCGGCCAACCTTCGCGGAACAGCTGCTGACGACGGCGAAGAACGGACCTTGACCGCCTACTACTACCAGGACAAAAAAGCGATTGCCTACGTGGATGATTTGGATCAACTCGACTGGAATATTGAAGGATACGAAGTCGGTTGATCAAGAAAGCCCTCTTCGGAGGGCTAAAAGAATCGAAAGGAGATCGAAATGGCATACATGAAACAGTTTGAATCCGAGGACGAAGCTACTGAACTGTGCAGGCTCAAAAACACCGCTTGCCGAAACGCAGGTAATCACCGTGACATTTTCGCTGTAGTCGATGGACCTGAAGATGACTTCGCTGTGGTGGACCTTCTTACTGCTATCAACCTTGGCCTTGGTTACAGGGTAGCAGGATGATCCAGCCAAAAAAGGAGGTGAAATAATGGGAACGACAGACTACACGAGTACAGAGAGACAAAGGCGATGGTACAAAAACTACACCGCTTTGAAAAACGAGCTCGTAAAGGCTAGGTATCACGGGTTTGCCCTTGCTGGACTATGCCCTGTTTGTGGGAAAACACCTCCGAAAGAAGGGCGAAAGCTTTGCTCTATTTGCCAAGGAAAGAGGAACAAATGAAAAGAAACGAAGTTATCGCAACGATCCGTGCAGTTAAAAACGCTTGCGAACAGGCTGAAATGGTTCCTGAGGCCATCGCTCTAACCATGGTCCTGGACTCCTTTGAATCAATGGTATCGACCGCAGGGGCCATTCTTGGTGCAAAGGGTGGCAAGGTTGGCGGAAGGGCCACGTCAGAAGCAAAGACGTTGGCCAACCGCGAGAAATCCAACATTCCACCAAAGGAAGGCAAGCGACCACGTGGCCGACCGAGAAAGGAAATAACCAATGCTTAGAGGTATATCTCCTAGGCACATACCAGCAGTGTTATTTGAGGGACAGCTTCGTATTCCTAGGAAATATTGGGGGTGGGTAAATTTGCTAGGATCAATCCTAAGTAGCGGATCTACACCTATTTCTGCTTGGCCAGTCGATAGAACTGCGAGGCAGTATGAAGATGAGTTCAGACCTGGGCATCCATTTAAGGACTCTTTGGACACGAATGATGCTTATTGGAAACGTAAACTTACAGGAGGTAGGGGATGACAACTAACGGTAGTGTTTTCAAATCGAAGGGAGGACACCATAGCGAAGAGGTTCCGATGCCTAATCGAATGGTAAAGAGACTCCTTGAGCGACGACAAAGAAAAGAAAATAGTAAAGCGAAAAAAGCACAGCTCCCCGAAGGAGGACGTTCTGAGTCAACATAAAACCAAAACCGTTTAACTCAAATAGCCTTAACCTATTCCTGGTTAGGGTTTTTTTTCGGCCTTCCGAGTTTCGCTTTTGGTTTATTCTCCTTGACCTCTGCCGCCATCTTTCGGACCAGAGGCAGGTTTTCTTTGAGGAAGGACGCTTTCCTGGCCTCATACTCCTCATCTGTGAGCGAAGTGAGGTCAACTTTCGACACGTTCACGGTAGGTTGCACTGCCTCGCCAAGGTTCCAGTTCAGAAGCATTTCCCACGTGGTGTACCTGCGCTTCTTCGCATCCTCAAGAAGCGACAGAGCTATGGTTACAATAAACATCGGCTGCATCGGATCACTGGCCAGTTGCTTAATCTCATCAGGGGAAGCATTTAGCATCATATCTGCAAGGTTCTTGCGATCCTGCGAGCTGATCGGATCTGCCTTCATGATGGCTTTTATCCTGTTAGGTGGCCTGTGAGCAGTTGGCGACCTAGTGCCGTTTTCGCCCTTTTTGAAGGGTCGAAGGTTGTCAATACCGGCCATTAGTTTTTCCTTTAGTATTACTTGGTATTACATATTCAAGCTGGGCGTGAAACTCTTCGTCAGTGAGGGCGTCATCGGGGTCAAAGTTCACGTCCAGCGGCATGGTTACACTTCGGTTTCCAAGTCGATCCAGTATTCCTTGGCAATATCAACGTAACACTCACCATTGGCAATCCTGGTAAAAAGCTTACAGGCTCCTTCTTTAGATGCCTTATGGAAAAGCTCGGCGATGACTTCCTCTGGCTCTTTCTTGCGCTTGTTTGGCATGGCTCTAACTTTAGACGAGGCACAGATAAGTACCGATCCAACCTCAGGACTTACGCACACGTGGCCCCTTGTTTTTCCGAATGGACCATCAACTTCTACTGTCTGACCAATCTCGTACCGATCTTTCACGTATCCGAAACCGGCGTCAATCAGGTTTTTGGCTGTTCTATCGGGGGTAATAATTTCGACGGTTCTATTCCTGTACATCTCGCCGATGACCTTAGCCAATAGCACCAGTTCGTTTTCTCTATTCACATTGAACTCCTTCTCAGCCTTTCGTCTTGAGCTTCCCGCCCACTACAGTGAACTTCGTAGGATCGAATCCCGCTGGAAGATTCATGGTGACAAACGTGTAGGTATCTCGGTCAGTAGTGCCGATGTAGTGAAAGTCATACTCTCCTGCTCCCACCGTCACCTTGATCAGGCCCTTCTCTCCTTGAAAGTCTCCACGGACTGCGCTGATACCGTGGCCGATGATTTCCCCGGATGGATTGATTACCAAAACTGACATTGCTTTTCCTTTCCTGAGATACCGCTCAGGTCGGTATAGACGGAGTACAGAGGTGTCGATCCCCCACGCTTTCGCGTGCATCCTGGTTTTCAAGACCAGTTGGCCAGCCATGTCCGTATACTCCAAAAATCCCGCCACCAGCCAACGTAAGGGAGCGGGTGCTACTAAATCTCTTTGTGAGAAGAGACTACCAGCCGCCGGGTTTTAACCAGCATATTCCTCGGTATGAGCGAGGAGCATCATCCATTCATGCTCGAATGGTCAGAATCTACTCCTTTCTCGGTCGTCCGCGTGGCCTTGACCCTGGTTTCGGAGGAGTGCTGCCTCCCTTGGAACCAAGTATCTGCCCGATGGTCTGAACATTCTTTTCCAGCGTGAAAGCAACCCTACCAACTAGAGTTCCGAGATCATATCTCCCCATGGCAATGTTCTCGGTTTTAAGG